GACCATCATCCTGCATACCCCCCATAAAAAATAGTAATATATTAAAATAATTAATAAAATATTCTGAGCTTATTGAAATTTATCTTGCAATAAATTTCAATTCTCACTATATTTTTCTTGCAAGCGGGGAAACGGACCCCGCCCAAACCCTGACCGGGGCGCGATGCCGCCCCGAACGGAGAAAAAAAATGGGGCTCTGCACAATTATCGCTGAGGATGGTTACGATCAAATTCGAATCCAGGCGCGCTGCCTGTTCCAGCACACACCATACGAAGCGCGGGTTCTCGACGTGACTCCCTCGGGTGCGAAAAGGCTTGACGCGTTTTTAAACCAACATAGATCTGATTTTGTTTCAATTCAGGCAGGGCGAAACCACCCAACATTTATCGGCTACACAATACGCAACGACTAAGAGGAAAAATAAAATGAACCAGACAATTACCATTACCATCACCGACGTGAGTGGCAACAATCCTACCACCATCCCTGTTGACCCGCGTATTGCCCGTGAGGGCGCGTGCCTGGACCTGATTGTGTGCGTGGCCGTACATATCGGTTGCCCCGTCGGCGTGCGCGTATCAATCCACACGGACGGATCGGCATACATCTGGCAGACCATGTTTGATGGTCGCGGCAGTAACCACTATGCCCATATAGACCCAAATATGTACGGGGATTACCCTGGCGGCCAACCTCACGCTCCTACCGAGGCCCAGCGGCGAATGGTTGCCCGCTGGTGGGCCGGAGTCGAGTACCCGTGCGGGTTGCATAGCGGGGTGGGCAAATCTCTCGCGGAATGGGCGTTTGCGGGCATGACGCAAACCGAGGTCGAGGCCAAATATTTGGATGGGCAGTCGGTGGCCCTTGCATAAAAACCATGCAAAAATGCGATAGGAGACAAAAAATGCAACGCATGTATGCAGTCAATATGGATATAGAGTTTTGTGACAACCGTGGTGAGCGCGTCGATATGGTTGCCTGCCCTGTATTTGTGTATGTTATGATCCCGGAGGTTGATCTTAACACAAGAGAGGGGCGATACATATTGCGTCGGGCTGCTCTGGATTATGTACGCGACTGTGGGCTGTACGGGATTCGAACCGGCACGTGTGATGTAACGGACACAACCGAGGAGACGTTGGGATGGCATAATGCTATCCATGCGGGCCGACATCGTGGGCGCTACCCGGCGGCCGAATACCCCGAAAGGCCAGATTGGGCCGGATGTAGTAACGACCCCTGGCCGCCGACAAACGACCACCAAACGAAGTCCGCCGCCGACTAGCCTACACAGTCCCGCGCTACAAAAAAACGAAAGGAAACAAAATGGATGCCACAAAAAACGAATATACCCTTGTGACTATCGATGCCAACGGCAACCGCGTTGATGAAACGCTCCTAGAGATTGTGGACACCAACGCATTAATGGTCTTGATTGACCATACGCCAGCCGACTGCCATTTTTCTGCCTTCCGACATGACGCGCAGGCTATTGCACGGCAGCGCGCGATTGTGGATAAATTCTTGACTGCCTCGGACGAGGAGTTGCTTGCGGATGACCCAGCCCCGAACGTGGAGAAGAGATTACACATGGCCGAACTCAATATAACACGGGCCTATAGTGCCCTGGGCACTATCAGATTTTGGGCCGGCTCCGTTGCAGAGTTGATCACGTTGGCGCGGACTATGGTTGGTGATTACGATGACACATCTATAGGTAATGACGTCACGTTGTGGGTCAGGACAGATTTTTAGCCCAGTGGTCATGGAGGGATGCAAAATGCGCGGCAGCGAAAAACAAATTGCATGGGCCGAGGACATCCAACAAAAGTGCATCGCGGGCGCGCTAAAAAATAGGAAATGTCCGCAATTTTTCGCGGCCATTTTATTGATTGAAAATGATGCAAGATTCTGGATAGACAATCGCAAAAATGATGTTTTGTCTATTTTAAAATTGATAAAAACAAAGCATTTTGGTAGTATTAAGGCACTGCATGAAATATTTAAACAAAACGAACAGAAAAAACTCGACTATCAAGCACTTTTTAAACTTTATTTATTAAATGCTCCGGCTCAAAACGTCGAAACAGCGGATAAAAAAATTAACTGGCCTTTTTAAGACCACAAAGGAGGACGAAATGCAAATCAATCACATGTACCTGCCCAAAAAGATCGAATTGGATGGTAAAAAATATCCGCTCGAAGAACGCTTTTTCCGTGAAGGCGAATCGACTAAAGAAGTTCAAGAACAACTTGACATTTTTCAATACGGGAAAGGCCGTTGGAGAATCACTCCCGCCGATGACGAAGAAGGTGAAGGCCCAAGCACTGAATAATCGCGCACTTATTCACTGCCGCATAGGTAGCTGAGAAAACTTGACTATAGAGTTTCACAAGATTCTCCATTCACTGCCGAATAGGCAGACAGCGGCGCGATGAACGACTAGCCTACACAGCCTCACTGTACAGGAAAAAACCAAGAAATAGGGGCGAATTATGACAACTTTGAATGATATTATAACACAAGCGCCTTTTATAGAATTTCCGGCTAGCGACGAACCAAAATGTGATTGTGGAGCCCCAAAGGGAACGCGTCACTCCAGCGCTTGCCCCCGTCGCATGTACAATGATGCACTCCACCGAGCACAAAAGGCAATTAAAGAACCTTTAACAACAAAATTTATACTTCATCATGGCCTCCCGGTCGCGGTTGACATTAATCGCAAGGGCATCATTGGAGGCCTCGGTCAATTTCACGGTCTAGAAACGGAGGTTTTCGGCTCAGAAAACGAGGCGTGGGAATGGAGAGCTGCTCAAATCCGTGCACGACCTGTTACGTGGAACTCGGAATCAGAGACAAACAGAGGAAAAATCGGGGGATGGGGGATTATTGAAGGTAGCGATAAGAGTGGGCAAGCGCAATACAAACTGTCGAGGGGAGAAGAAATTTTCATTGTTACATACTGCGGTTGCGGGGATGACCAAAGCGGGGCAACAAATTTATGGGAATGCTCCTGTGGCGACAAGGCCGTCTGTGATCATGTTGTCGCCGTAAAGAATTGGATAACTGAATTCTATGGGTAGCCTAGCCCTACGCGGCAAGCCTGCAAGTTTTAAGAGACAAGAAACAACGAAGCAAGAGGCGCAACGGCGGAGAATGAAGTAGGGAACGAGAAAACACTGCCGCAAAAAGGAGTCAAAAAGATGGACGCTATCATGGAAGCCACGTCGTTGGAACAAGTTGTTGCCGCTATTAATACAAACGGGGATGGTGCCCCATATTTTGGGGGGCTGGACTATCGTAGCCCGGAAGAGATGGCCGCGCAATGGGCGTTAAGTGCCGTCGCGTCGTCGGATTATTCCGATGTGACAGAAGAAAATCTTGAAGGACATCTAGAGATTTTGGAGCAAGCTGGCGCGCGTTTTGACTTCTCCGGCGCTGTAGCCGCCGCATTGGAAATGCACAATAAGGCGGAAAATCTTTTCAATGCGTCTGATGCTCCTATTTATCTCATTATAGACCAGAATGGTATTAACGAAGACAACGCTCGGGTTCGCAATGTTTCGGGTGGTTGTGTCCATTTTGATGATAACTATGGATGGGAATTTTTTGAGAACAAAAACGCCGAAACTTTTATGCCACGCGAGGGCGGGTATTCTATAAAACTTGCGGGCTAACTTCCACCTACACTTTTTACTGCCGCATAGGCAGCTGAGAAAAGAAAAAGGACCAGCACCATGGAAGCAAAAGAACTTTTCTTGCATCGAATGCGCCTATCTATCTTGTCATGGACTCCGATGGCGTCAACATGGCAGACGCCCAGGTGCGGGACGTAACGGGAGGATGCGTCTACGTTGATAATGTGGACGGATGGGAGTTTTACCCTGACGTAAAAGCAGAAAAGTTTATCACCCCCGGGGATGGCAGCTACCTTGAAAAAGTAAAATAACCCTACACAGCAATCCCGCGATACCTAAGAGGTAAAAACCACATGGACGCAAAATTTTCGCACCTTCCCCGCGACCGGATAACGCTTAGGCTTGGTACTACGCAGCGACCTTATAGGCCCTAAAAACAATCTAGCCGAAACGGAGAGCAGCGAAAATGAACGCTTACGAATCTTTCCGCATGGACAACACCGAGGGTTATACACAGGGACAGCTTGACGCTTTCAACGCTGAATGGCGGGAACGCGCCGAGGCAAACGGCTGGGAGCCGGGCAGCGACGAATACAAGGAAATGGAAAAGGCTTTTGCGGATGAAGTGGCACGGAGGTAAAAATGGCTGCTATCGACTGGGAAAAATGGGACGCCTTGCTTGGCACGAAACCGGATATGGAACTTGCGCAGGATATTGGATGCTCTTTGTACTCTGTGCTTAGGCGGCGTAAAAAACTTGGCATCCGCCCTACGCACCATACCGCACGCGGCAGACGTGGAATAGATTTTTCCCAAGTCAAGCACTTAATTGGCAAAAAACCTGATTCCGAAATAGCCACAAGTGTTGGGTGCTGCAAAGAAACCGTTGCGGCCTACCGGAAAACGCTAGGAATAAAATCAACTTATCATAAGAAATATCAATGGGAAAAATTCGAGCATCTAATGGGAGTGGAAACGGATTCTAATATTGCCAGACAAATGGGTTGCAGTGTGCCCTCTGTCCGGGAGCATAGAATACGAAAGGGGATTCCTGCCCCTAAGCCACGGGGGCAGGCCAGGGGTTTCCGCCATTATGACACAACGACTATCAGCGGAAAAGACTCCCCAGAAAAAATAAGCTCCAAAACAGGAATGTCTCTTTCGTCGGCTAGACGGTACGCGAAAGAGGCCACGCGTTCATCTAAAGAAAAATGGACCGACCGCGAGTTAGACATAATTAAATCTGTCCCTGTGGTCGCCGCTTATATGGTACTAAACGGCAGATCAAAGGACGCGATTCGGAGGAAACTACGCGAACTAAAATATCCGGCCGTCAACTTAAACCAGTGGATCAAAACTAAAGCCTTGGAACAACTAGAAAATGGCTAGGACACCTACGCAGCAACCGCGTTTTAGTAAATTCGTTTCTTGCCTGCTACCTGTCCGGTTCCCAAAACCGGCCAGGTATCGGAAAGACAAGAAACAACGAAGCAAGAGGCGCAACGGCGGAGAATGAAGATGGTAAAAGACCGTAAAGAAGAACAAAAAAAGATAGATTGCAAATGACGAAGAGGCCGCCATATGATTTCAATTTCTGACTTGTTTGCCCGCTTCGCCCGTTCGCCCGTTATGGGCGAGGCATTGGAGCTGCCGCCCCCGCAAGCAGGGGCGACACTGGCGGTGGCTGAATACGGCTACGATACGGTTATGAGCGCGCCCGATATTGTTAATATCGGCGCTGGATTCTCGCTTTGGCGGCAGGCCCCGGGCAGAACTGTCTGGCGCGTGCGCCCGGATACGGCCATTTACTTGCGCAACGTGGGCCTGGGGTTCCTGCCCGAACTGCCGCCGGCAAGTTGGTCTGGCGCGGCCATCATCATCGAGAGCGCGGACAAAGCAACGCCACTGGTTGACGATGTGTTTTCCATCCTTGGGTATCAATGTGAGTCGATGCACGGCGATGTCCGGTACTTTTTTGTCGGCCTTCGCACTCCTGATGGCACCATGACTTTCGGAATCCAGTCCAATTTGGCTACGATCAACGAAAAGCTTGCCGAAACCGGCGGCCTGCTTGATCTGGATTTTATGGACCCGGACAATCCGCTGGCCTCCGGACCTCCGACCGCTGAGCACCAGCAGCGCGCCTTGAACATGGTCCGCTTTATCTTCGCCGTGAGTTACTATGCCCTTGATTCGCGTCCGGAGCGCATCACGATCACGCACGCCCCGGGGCTCCCGGAGCGCGACGCCCACGGGAAAACACGTCGCCAGGGTGGCCGCCCGGTGCCACTTTGGACCTATGCCGACCTGGTTATTACACCGGCCCCGCAGCCGGAGAACGAGCGTGGCCCGCTGGACAAAACTGGGCTCACATGCTCGCCGGTTGTCGTGCGGCCGTATGTGCGCCGTAGCGAAAGCGGAAAAGTGTCCCTTGTCGGCGCCTACGATGCCCACCGCTGGAAACACCCTGGGGGACGTCTCGGGGAGAAAACGAAAATTTGATGGAGACGACCATGCTCGACGAACAGGCACAATTTGACACGTTAGCCGCCGCCGAGGCGCGGCGTCTCGGCGTAAGCCGGACCACACTCACACTTGCTATCAAAGATGGGAAATGCGCCGGCGAGGAGCGTGGAGGCTATTGGTACACCTCGTCGGCAGCCGCTGCTGAATGGTATGCTACTCACTATCGCCACCGGGACGCTCTCTACAGCGACACTGTAGGCCGTAAATGGGATGACAATAAACTCCTGGCGATGCTGGATCGCGGCGACTCCGTTGATGCGATTGCAAAAGCATTTGGTCGTACGCCAAAATCCACACGAGTAAAAATCGCGCACCTCCGCGCCGCCGGGAAAGCCCCGGCAGCAGCAGAGATAAAAACAGTCCGACGTAAAAAAGAACAAATTGCAGAGGCTAAGGCCGTCTTGGCGGAAGAGGCACCGCAGGAGCAGCGTCGCCAGTTGGTACAAGAGGAGCACGACGGCAGCATCAAACTGCATCTCCATCCCGACGTAAAAGCGGCTTTTGAGCAGGAATTGAAGCGCCTCAACACCGGGCTCCCCTACGAGGAGCGCATAACATTGGCAAAATGGATCACAAGTGCCGGGATGGCGGCCATTGCCAATCCCGAAATTTTAAAAAAAGGCTTGCAGGAAGCGGAACGATTAGGCAATAAATAATCGTTCGCCGCAAGGCGTGAATTGGAACGACGTTGAAAACGGTAATTTTTCGAGGAAGGCGGCTTCGGCCGCCTTTTTCATTTTCCCCAGATCCCGACCACCATTCCCCTGCCCATCTCGCGGAAGACGCGGACCATGGAAAATGTGACGATGCTACTCGACCTCCGTCGCGTCGAGACATTTGCATTCGATATATGCAGTTTGGGAGTCAATGAACCCGAGATTCATGTTGGCAGCGACAAGCTCACTTTGGCGCGGCAGGGAACGATAGAGGGTGACCTTTTTAAGCCCGAGCATTGTTCCGCTTGGCCCGGACAGGGAACACGCGATTACCGGGTCC